TGCCACTAAACTATTTTGCGCTAACAAAAGTAATTCATTTCTTGTATTGGTTTGTAATTTGTTTAAAATTATTTGTAGTTCTTGACCATAAACAACTGTTCCGTTTGCAACAGAAGCAGTCATAGTTTGATTGAACATTGAAGTATCTTTAACTAAAGCATACTTCCAAAAACGCTTTCCTGTCGCCTTAGTCAAAGCAGTAATTACACCACTTGCTTCAGTTGTTGCAGTTACGTTTGCCGCTTCTGTGAAATATACTTCTACGATTCCGCCTAAACTATCGCGACAATCTAAAGTATATCCTTGTGTTAATGCACACGCCATTGTTATTTAATTTAATATTTTAAAAAATGGGGGTATTTTACACCCCCTAATAATTATGATAAGATAAACTTAACCATCTCGTCTGGGAAGGCAAAGTTTACACCCATTTTGAATTCACTTACAAATCTAACTTGGTCAGCTTCTTTTGCATAGAAAATTTCAAACTTTTCTTCTTCGTTCAACAAATCTGTTCCTAAGAACAAGTTGCTTAATCTTGAAGCATAAATTTTATTTGTTCCGTTTAAACCTTGTAAAGCAACAACTTTAATAGGAGTACCCGGCAATACAAATTCGCTATCAGACTTACCATCAAAAGAATAGTTAAACATATTAGCATTCTTCAATGCAATAGTGTAAGTTCTAAAAGAATCCATACCGCAGAAAATAGTCATATCATCATAACCTACAACTTGAGCAGGGATTGCTTTGTAAACACCATCAAAAATGCTTACTACGTTTGAAGCTACAATACCTGTTGCAGCACTAATAGGCGCAGTTGCAATATAAGTTGCAGAGTTTGCAGCTACCGGTCCAGATGCAGCACCGATTAATTTAACAAGTCCGTCAAATTTTGAAAGATTAGCGTTGCCACTATCTGTATCACCCTGCCATAACGCAGTTTCTAATTGAGCAGCAATAGTCTTAGCTTTTTTCTCAGCAAACGCTTGCTCAAAAGGAATAGAATCATAAATTGATCCTGTTGGTAATGCTTTTTGTAAATACTTAGCTTCTAAGTCTTTAGGACAAAGTGCTTCGTTTACTTTAATTTTTCCAACTGTTACTGTTCTTTGAGTAAAAGTTGTTGAACCTGATGCAGTAAATCCGCAGCTTCCGCCCGCTTGAAATATTGCGTCTGTGTCCATAATGTTAATCGTTTCAGAAGACTTTACGCCTACCATAACGTTGCCTGCGCTCTTAATTAAAGATGCAGTTTTTGCGCCTAATACAGAATCCGTTACCAATAAGGCTTCGTTTTGCTCTGTGTATGCGGCTAATGCTGATACGTCAAATGCCATTGTTATTAATTTTTAATGTTTAAAATTGCTTGTCTATATTTATCTAATCTTTGGCTTTTAATATCATTTGTATTAATAAATGAATTAAAGCTATTAGGTCTTTGAATTGGGTCGGCTGAAGGTGTATTTGAAAGTGCTTCAATTAATTCAGCTACTTGTGCAAATCCTTGCTTAACTTTATTTTCTAATTCTAAAACTTTCTCGTCTGATACTCTTTTAGCTTCAACTAATTCTGCAATACTTGCATTAAATTGTTCAGCCATATCTTGCATCTTTTTGTCTTCATAATCTTTGCCTGCCTCAACCTCTGCTTCTGGTGATACTTCTTCAACCTTAGTTTCAATAGCAATAATTTTGCCATTCTCGTCTAAAGTAATTTCTGTTCCGTCCATCAATTCGTGGTCGCCTGCCGGTGCCATTGTTCCGTCTGCTAAATTAACAGAACCGCCAACCTCTAATGCTGAAATTTCAACTTTAGTTCCGTCCATCAAAGAATATTCAGCCATCTCAACCTTAGTTTCTTCAACCTTAGTTTCTTCAGCTTCTACTTCTTTAACAGGCGCTTCAATGTCTGTAAACATTGCTTTTAATTTTAAAATTGCTTCCTGTGCGTTCATACTTTTTTTATTATATAGTGAAAAAATGAAAAGTTTATCACTTAACTTGTGATAATATTTTTTTGATAGCATCAACCATTGATGCAACCTTGTTAACTTCTTTAGGTTTATAGTTAAATAAACCCTCTACGCTAAAACCCATAATCTCGCCATTCTTTACTTTAGACCAAGCGTCCTCATTATCTACAATCATACTACCAAACCAACTTCCCTCTGGCGCATCCTCAAAGCCTTTCATAGGCATAATGCCACGCGAAGGGTCTGATATAAAACTTTCAAATAGAGTAACCCCTTCAAATTGTGCATTTGAATTGTGCATTAAATTCACATTACTTTGGAAGCCTTTTTTGAAAAACTTTTGTACAATTTTAAGAATAGTATCACGACTAAAAGCCACATAGTAGTCGCCATAAGTAGCATCACTCCTAAAAATTGGCGTGTCAGCCAACATAATAGCGCCCGAAATAATACGACGATCTTCATTTGTAACTTCAAATTTTTGAGTTTTATTAAATGCGTTCCAATTCTTTTGAATTGCAGGACTATCAACTAAGGAAATAAAATCAACTTGTGAATCGTCATTGACATCCTCTGTAATATCCAACATATATATTGGTAATTCTTTATTCATAATCTAAATAGTTTTTTTGTTTATATTTATCGTTTACTGAAACCTTGCCCTGTTCTGTATCTCTTGTTCTCTTTGCTGAGCATTGGAAATATCGGTTTGAATTACATAAGCACGAACAGAACCGCCACCACCACCACCACTTGGCGCTCTACGACTACCACCTCCGTCTGAAGCAATATCAGGTGGAATCCCACCACCACCACCTGTATCTGGTAATGAACCACCACCACCTGCGCTACCTAAGTCTGGTGATCCACCCCCATCACCTATTGAACCTGTACTTGGTATTGATGCACCCGCTGCTTTAATTTGTTTAATTTGTTCAATTCCTGACTTTATAATTAATGCAGTTTGAGCAACTCCGCCCGCAATAATCAAAGCCGACCACGGCAAACCTAATGTTAAAGGGGAAGCTGCAACCGCCTTTGAAGTTGCTGCAACCGTGTTAACAACTACTTGTCCAATAGCTGCTGCCTTTTCAATTATAACTCCTGCAATAGCTAAGTCTTTATTTTTTCCTGCTAATACTTGTAAATCTTTACCAAAGTTTTCAACCGCTTTAAACCTTTCAAGTAGTATTGCTTTTTTTGCTTCCTTTTCAGCTTTTTCAATAGCAATATTATTAATAGAATGTTCCTTATTAATTTTTTCAATTTCTTTTGCATTACCTTTTGCTGCTGCAATTTTTAATTCATAAGAAACTCTTTCAATTTCTTTTACATTATTAAAATATGCTTCACTATTTGCTTCTATGCCTTTTTGTTGCGCTTGTAATATATCTAATTCATCTTGTAAACCCTTTTTTACAATTTCATTTTTAGCTTTATATGCTTCTAATTCTGATGCGGTAATTAAATCTTTTTTTACTGCCGCTTTTTCATCTTCTGATAATTTTATAAACTCTTTATCTGCATCTAAGTCAGTTAATTGTTTTTTTAATTTTGCTAATCTTGTTGCTTCACCTCTTTCGTCATCATTTTTGATTGCAGCAATTTTAATATCAGCTATTTTAGTTTGAAATTCTGTCTGTATCTTTGCTTCTTCTTCATCCTTTTTAGCTTTTTCTGCAACTTGTTTTTTATCTAATTCAGCTCTCTCTGCTTCATACGCTGCATTTGCCGCATCTCTTAGTTTCTTTTTTAAATCGTCGTGAATAGTTAATTTATCTATTTCTTCTAATTTAGCATCTGCATCAATTTTTAATTTAGCTTTAGCTTTTTCATCTTCTGAAGTAATTTCTGCTAATTTTTTGTCATTTTGTAAATCTAATAAAGTTTTATTTGCAGCTTTAGTATCTTCTTCTAATTTTTTATTAGCCTCATCATTTATTTTTTTTACTTCTTCATCGTGTTTTTTCTTATCTTCTTGTGCTTTATCGTTTGCTTTTTTAGTATCTTCTTGAACTTTTTTATTATATTCCGCACCTGCAACTAATTTATCATTCTGTAAAGTTCTAAATTGTTTTGTTTCTTCTTCTGTTAATTTACCATTAACCTTTAATTTATTTCTTAAAGATTCTAATTCATTATCAGTTTGTTTAATTTTAAGGTCATAAATCTCTTTTTCTGAACCTCCTTGCGCTTTTAAAACTTTTATTCGATTATTTATATCTTCGTTTGCTCTTGTATTAGCTTTTGAAATTGCATTTAAGTTTCTTTCAGCTTCACTTGTTACACCTATAAAATCAGTAAAAGAAGTAACTAAATTGCTAACACCTTTTGCTAAAGAGCCTAAAGGACTTTTTGCAATCCAATCACTTATTTTATCAAAATTTGATATTACTAAACCTAATGCAACAACTAACGCACCAACTCCCGTTGCTATCAATGCTGCTCTAAATAATTTCATTGCAGTTGTTGATCCTGTTGTTGCTACTGTTGCAGTATTAGTTGCAACTGCTTGCGCTTTTGTTGCAGCAGTATCAGCAATTATTGTCGCAGTATCAAGTTCCTGAATTGCAACTTTTTCTCCCATTACGAAATTATAGGCTGCCTGAAAAACTGAAGTATTTTTAATTACCGCACCTAATTGTCTGAATGAATCAACGCTTTCCCCAACTGCCTGTAAACCTTGTGATAAAGCCATTGCAGCATTTACTTTTAATAAAGCCGCTTCAACATTTTTATTTTCTTTACCAAACAATGCCATTACACCCTGTACTGCACTAAATCCACCCGCAACTCCTGCTAATGAAGATGCAACTGCTTTAAACTTTGCATCTGGATTAAAAGCCTCTGTCATTGTTCTTGCATCACCAATAGCATCTTTTAAAAATGCTACTCTTTTTGCTGCTTCAATAGCTTCTTTTGAAGTTGCACCAAATTTTTCAGTAAATCTTAATACATCAAACGTGGCATCTTTTAATTCCTTTTTAATATCGCCCATTGAAGTCAAGACTTTCTCTTGACCATTTACTACTATTTTTATACCAATTATTTCTTCTGCCATTAATTCGTGTTTATTACTTTTAATAAATTAACCTGTGTCGTTTGATAATTCATTGGGTTATAAGCATCAACTTTATTGAGCCTAAATAATACCCCATTGATCCATATATATTTGCTAAAATCCAGATTGTAAATATCTAAAGTATTAAGATACATTTTGCAAGACAATAGCTTGCTTTCAATATCTGTTATTTCTAATATGTATGGCAAATGATATGTATTAAATAAATTATCTGTTGGGTAAGTTGTTGCAGGGAATTGTAACTCTTTTGGCACTCCAAAATTTATATCAATAGTTGGGTTTGTTGGATCGTCTAAGTGTCCTGCATATCCGTATGTAGTTAAGGTTGCTAAATTACTACCTGTGCCATTGCTACCACTTTTAATATGCCAACTTGAAACGCCTGTAATTTTCTTAGCTATTAAGATACGAATAACGCTATCCATCGGGTCTTCATTTGTATTATTGTTTGATAGCTTATAAATTTCACTATGGTATTTATCTTGTCCTGTATGCAATCTTAAAACAGAAGGCGCAAATATAATCTGAGTTGTAGCCGTGTCTTTTACATAATCAAACTCTGAATCGTATAAATTATCACCATAGCTTTGCCCATATTTCTTTAAATAGTTATCATTAAAAAAGTCTGTATCGGGCGTATATTTATAAGCGTAATACCTTGCGTTTAATTGCGACATAGGTTTAATAGACATAGAAGAACCTAAGTCAATCTTTTGCGACCAATCTAAACTATTAGTAACGGCTGAAGAATAAAAATCAATATAAGGCGCTACGTTTATTTGTTTATCATTTAAGTTATCCTGATATACATAAAGATTAAACATTTTGCATACAGATAAAAAAAAGTCTTTTTGGAATATCCCCTTTGGTAAATTCTCATTTATAGATATTACACCATTGTAGGCTACGTCTGTTATCTGGGAAGTTATTTGGCTTAAATTTATTGAAGCACTTGAAATCGTTACTATGTAAGTGTTTGCCGTTATAGGTACACTTATTTCAATACGCACTTGATTTGTATTTAAAATATTCCCTTCATAATCAAAACTAAAACTGAAAGGGTTATTAGCTGAAGAAGTATTTTGAGTAAAGGCTTGAACCGATACGCCACCAATATATAATGTAGCCGTAATAGAAGAAGCCGCATCTGTTTGGTATGTTCCAACTATTGAAGCAATCGTTCTAATCGTCTTTGTAACATCAGTATATGTAAATATACTTTTTCCTGCATTCTCTGTAAAATTAAGTAAAGTCGTAGTATCAAAAGGAAGGTCTGCATTTCTTGCGGTAGGTGTATTACTATTTAATAGTATTTGTGAAATTGTTTTTGCGCCTAAAATAAATCTATCATTCGCACCTCTTATCCCCTGACTATTGTTAGGTATAATTAAACTCTTGAAAAAACTTGTATCAAAAAAATCACAATCTAAAGTATATGTAGTTCCTTCAAATATTTTATCAATATATTCTTTAACATACAAAGCCGGTCTAAGTGTTGAAACGCTAAAGTCGTCTTTATTGCTTGATACATCTCCGTAATCAATCAATGGATAAAAGTACCCAGAACCATTTATAACATCCCAACTATCTTCAATTTCAGTTACGTTATAAGTATGATTGTGTTCACTAAAATCCAAGTCCTCTAAACGCTTATTTCCTAATTCAGTTATAAAGCCACCTAATTCACCAAA